ACGTGTTATTGATAAGGCTTGTGCAAGTCTTGGTGAATATACTAACGTTTATCAGCAAAAGATTGTCATGAAGCGTGAAGTCTTGGCAGACAAAGCAATCTGGACTGCCAAGAAGCGTTATATTCTAAATGTCCATAACTCTGAAGGTGTGCAATACGCACATCCTAAGAAGAAAGTTATGGGCCTTGAAATGATCAAGAGTTCCACACCTACAGCATGTAGAGACAAACTAAGAGAGGCGATTGATGTTATATTTGGTGCAGATGAATCAGCAGTTCAGGAGTTCATTCAGCAGTTTCGTGGAGAGTTTGAAACTCTTCCTCTTTCGGACATTTCTTTTCCTCGTGGTGTTAATGGAATGGTTAAGTATGCAGACAAGAGAAGCATTTATGCATCAGGTTGCCCTATCCATGTTCGTGGTTCTCTTGTATATAATAACTTTCTACGGGTTCATAGCCTTACTGATAAGTATCCACTAATCAACAATGGCGAGAAGATCAAGTTTATCTTTCTTAAAGAACCCAACACTGTGCAATCTAATGTGATTGCTTTTCCGCAAGGAGGTATACCGGAAGAGTTTGACTTACACAAGTATATCGACTACTCAACCCAATTTGAGAAGTCGTTTCTAGAACCACTAAAGATCATTCTGGAAGCAATCGGTTGGAAGGCAGAGAGAACTGCCAGTTTAGAGGACTTTTTCAAATGACAGAAGACAACAAATATTCACCAGGCAAACTATATGAGTTCAAGCCTGACGACAAGATTACACCTGACAACGTGATTGAACTATGTAATGTCATTCGTGTAGGTGTAGGTGGCCATGTTCTAAAAGAAATGAGTGAAGAACTACAAACATATTTTAAAGAGGTAGCATGAACTTTGAACTTTACAATGGTGATTGTTTAGTTGAACTTAAAAAGTTAGTAGACAACTCTATTGACTCTTGTGTGACCGATCCGCCCTACGGATTATCATTCATGGGTAATTCATGGGACTATGATGTGCCTTCCGCCGATATTTGGCGGGAGGTTCTTCGTGTATTGAAGCCTGGTGGACACTTACTTGCGTTCTTTGGATCACGCACATATCATCGTGGTGCTATTAAGATTGAAGATGCTGGATTTGAAATTAGGGACCAGATCATGTGGCTGTATGGCACTGGATTTCCTAAAGCAGGAAATCTAAAACCCGCACATGAACCTATCGTAGTTGCTCGCAAACCTTTTGATGGATCACGTAAAGATAATCTATCACAGTATGGCACTGGTGGATTGAATATAGAAGAGAGTAGACTTCCAGAAGGCGCAAAAAAATGGACAAATCCAAGAGGTGGTATTTGGAAGACCGATAAAGAAGCAAAAGCAGAACTAGTGGATAATCCATTAGGTCGTTATCCTGCTAATGTCATCCATGATGACGCTATTGATATACCTGAAGGACGTTTCTTCTATTCTGCTAAAGCGTCTAAGTCTGATCGTGATGAAGGACTAGAACAATTTCTAGCAAAGAAGATCGTAACATTTCAAACTGGTGGAGGAGCATCCGGTAACGCATCATCTCTATCAGCAGGAAGAAATACAGAATATAAGAATAATCATCCAACTGTGAAGCCAACAGACTTGATGAAATATCTTGTCAAACTAGTAACACAGAAAGGTGGCATAGTTCTTGATCCTTTTATGGGATCAGGCACAACTGGTAAAGCATGTGGCTTTGAAGGATACAAGTTTATCGGGATCGAGAGAGACAAAGATTACTTTGAAATCGCACAAGCCAGAGTTGAACATGCATATAATAGCCAGACTTGTAATCTTGAAGAATTTTTCACTGACTAAAAGGAGAATCTTATGTCAGACATTTTTAACAACCTATTATCAGAGATTGATAATGAATACGCAGGCATCGTTGACGACGGTGTTGCTGCTGGTGACGTAACAGGATTCATTGGCACTGGTTCATATGTTATGAATGCTTTGCTATCTGGATCAATCTATGGAGGTCTACCACAGAATAAGGTTACAGCATTTGCTGGTGAGCCTTCTGTTGGTAAGACCTTTTATGCATTGAATGTAGTGAAACAGTTTCTAGAGGATAACAAGAATGGATTTGTTTTCTACTTTGAGTCCGAGTCTGCTATTAGCAAGCAGTTTCTTTCTGACCGTGGTATTGACACTAGGCGGGTTGCTATTGTTCCTGTTGCTACTGTTCAAGAGTTTAGAACACAAGCGGTCAAAATCCTAGACAAGTATCTAGAGGGCAAAGAGAAGCCACCAATGATCTTTGTTCTCGACTCTCTTGGCAATCTTTCTACAGATAAAGAAATGGCAGACATTGCCGATGGTAAAGATACAAGAGACATGACACGAGCCCAGTTAGTTCGTGGTGCTTTTCGTGTTCTTACATTGAAACTAGGCAAGGCCAAAGTTCCACTAATCGTTACTAATCACGTTTATGATGTTGTTGGTTCATATGTGCCAATGAAGAAGATGGGTGGTGGCTCTGGTCTAGAGTATGCTGCATCCACAATCATCTTTTTATCTAAGAAGAAAGACAAGACACTGGACGACGATAACGGTCGCACTGGTGCTGTAATCACCGCACATCTCAAGAAGTCACGAATGACTGTTGAAGATAAGAAGGTCGAGACATGGCTAAACTATTCTACAGGACTTGATAGATATTATGGTTTATTGGATCTAGCCGAAAAGTATGGCATCGTTAAGAAGGTATCAACACGATACGAGTTTCCTAATGGCGCCAAGGCCTTTGAGAAAGAAATCAAAAAGAACCCAGAAAAGTTCTTTACAGAAGAAATCCTTTCTGCTATCAATGAAGGATGCCAGGCTGACTTTATGTATGGAAAGTATAACGAGGAAGTGGAGGTAGAAGATGGAAGCGGGGACTGATTACAAGTTTAGGGATGACCTCTTTAATCCTAAAGAAGACGGATCAACAGTGCCAATTGAATTAATGGTTGACCCATTCACCGGAGTAGTGTATCGTTACACCACAGTAGGATTTAAAGTAGGTGAGGATGACATTCCTCGGATACAGTATGACTATGAGATTATCAAGACAAATGATTTATCTATGGTTACCTTAAGAAAGAATGAAAAGTTTAACACGATGTTAGGACTTATTCTAAATGCTATGCTGTTAGATTTGGGGGATGCGAGTGAAGTTGAGACTGGAACAAGTAATACTGAAGAACCTGATACAGAACGAAAACTACATGAGGAAAGTTCTACCGTTCCTCAAGGATAATTATTTCTCAAATCATGAAGATCGGCTGCTTTATAAAGAAGTGGCCGACTTCATCACAAAGTATAATCAACAGCCAACGTTTGATGCCTTACATATTGAGATTAACAATGTTCGTGGTGTTACAGATGATACAGTCAAGAAAGTTAGTGAAACATTAAATGTTCTCAAAGATGACACAGATCAGACAAATCTAAATTGGCTTGTTGAGTCTACAGAATCCTTTTGTCAAGAGAAGGCAATCTATAATGCCATCACTGAATCATTGGAGATTATGAATGGACGAGGGAAACTCTCTAAGGGCGCTATACCTACTCTGTTGTCTGATGCTCTGGCTATATCTTTTGATCCGAACGTTGGTCATGATTATATAGAACAAGCCGATGAAAGATACGAACACTATCATAGAGTGGAAGAAAGGTTACGTTTTGATCTTGACTTTTTTAACAAGATTACAAAGAATGGAGTTCCAAGAAAAACTCTTAATGTCGTTATGGGCGGCGTCGGTGGTGGTAAATCTCTTACTCTCTGTCATTTTTCTGCTAGTTATCTTTCCATGGGCAAGAATGTTCTATATATCACCCTAGAATTGGCCGAAGAAGAAGTTGCAAAGCGTATCGATGCTAATCTAATGAATATCACATTTGATGATCTAATGGCATTGCCTAAAGATTTGTATGATAAGCGTATCGCCAATCTAAAACAAAAGACAAATGGTAAACTTATCATCAAAGAGTATGCCACAGCAACGGCATCAACTATTCATTTTCGTTCTCTACTGAACGAACTAAACTTAAAGAAAGGATTCGTACCAGATGTCATTATGGTCGACTATCTTAATATTTGTGCGTCATCCCGTATCAAGCCTGGTAATGGTGTTAATAGTTATACCTATATTAAAGCAATTGCCGAAGAGTTACGAGGTCTAGCGGTCGAGTTCAATGTGCCAATCTGGTCAGCAACACAGTTGACCCGAAGTGGTTATACATCTACCGATCCAGGCATGGAAGATAC